ACGCCAGCCCTACATCGCTGTGACGCAAGTTCACGTGCGGCTGCACAGCATTTTGCGCTATAATGCCTTTAGAATTGAGATTAGACCGTTTACCGCGCTTGGTTACCTCAAGCCTATAAATCCGCTTTCCATCGGCATCGTCACCACATGGCGCTAGGGTTAATACGCTCCTAGCCCAATTCGTCAGCTCGCTTGATCCAAAACCGCTATACGCCTTGTCTGCGCCTTGGTATCCATTGCCTTCCCTAACTGGCTTCGGGGTGTGATGGATTAACATCCAGCTGAATCCAGCAGATAAGGATAGCGGGTTTAGCATATTGCGTAGGAACGCACTTGCCGTCTCTTGGCTAGATAGATCGCCACCGATAAACGCAAGCAGCGGATCTATCCAGACTAGGTCAGGCTTATGCTTTTCAACTAAGCGACGTACGCGATCCACGAACTTCTCCCCGGTAGATGTGCAATCCCTAACGATCGTCACGTTAGCCACCACTAACGCCTTCTGCTTTTCGGTAAGGTTCATCGCTTTAAACACGCCTTGGATCGATTCCGCCACGTCTCCCTCGTCGTTCTCAGCCTGAATAATTAGAGACTTCAACCCGTTGCCGTGCGGGTTGATTCCAAAGAACGACTCAGCGATTGCCCAAGTGATTGCGGCCTGCATACAAAGCACGCTCTTGCCAAGGCCACTGCTACCAACCCACAACGCCGATCCGCCACGGCAGATCCAGCGTTTGCCTAGTAGCTGGGTCGGATCTTCAGTTTCCTTAAAATTAAGCAAATCATCCCACTTGTACGGATCGGGAATATCGCCAAACAAAATGCGCTCTTTCCATTGTAAGAATGAGATAGATGGGGTGCCACATTCGACCAGCTCTTGCTGATTGCCTGTGGCCGTACGCATAGCGCCCGGCAACCGCGACAACCGGCCTGCGTCCTTTGTCGAGGAATCAACCTTACTGTGTTCTAAGTGCTTAAATATAAAATCAACACGTTCAGTAAATTCAGCTTCGTTATCTGCGTCAATTTTTACCCAAGCATGGAGACTGCGTGATCCGCTCTTTATAATGCAAGTGGTAGGCAATCCGCTTTTCTTAATAATTTTCCACTGCTCATCCAGCGTGCTTTCATCAAATTCAATTAGGACGTGACGCCATTTAGTAACATGCTCTTTCTTGCGGCCTTTCCCATTGTTAGGGTTAATTGAGACATAAACTCCAACGGCTGCCCCTTGCCATTCCTTTAACCCGTCTCCTTTATAAAGCTCTAACCATTCCTCACGTTTTCTTGTTTCGCCAGTCCCGTCCGGCCGCTCGCGATCTCCGTCCTTAATGGATCGACAGATATTAATGCTTTCGCCTAGCTCAAAAGCCTCGGCTAAGAATTTTTCAACCGGCTGGGCCTCTACACTTTTAGGCATTTGGGGCACCGGCAAATCCTCACGAACGATCGCCCCGTTCTGATAGGCATACTTTGCCCTTGGTTTCCACGCCTCCCTGGCTGGCTTGCTAAACGCGGATTTAACCGCACTAACGGCCTCGTTCTGCGATAGCCCCACTTTAAACGCCCACTCCTCTGCATTGGTTGTCGCGTCGAACTCAGTCAGCCCTTGGTCACGCCATTGGCAAGCCAGCTTAAATAGCTGTGTGTTGCGCTCGCCTTCAACGGCTCCGTTGCGATGAATGGCTTCGATTGCGGGTGGCAGTGGTGCAATCATTTTTTGACCAACCCTTCCAACGCTTTCTTAATCACGTACTCAATCACTGCCACTTCGTCTTTCTTTAACTGCTTCAGCCCAAATGCGTGCAACGCCTTGGCCGTCTTGGCGTCATAGGTTACGTCTACCAGAACCTGCTTCGGCGCAGGCCGTGCTTTGCCAAAAGTAATTTTGCCTAGATCCTTCATTTGCGTTTGCTCCTCTTTTTGCGTGGCTTCACTTCCTTCCAAATTTCAAAGTCCTTGTCGCAATCCACGGACAACAACATCAGCCGCTGATACAGCCAACCGCCCCAGCTCCACCGGGCAATCGTTTGGCTGACCATGTCTCCTAAGTAATAAAACAAAATTGAAAGCAGTTTCATTTTTTGGCCTCCATCGACTTGGCCTTATAGCCCTCGGCCTGCTTAAGCATTTCCGTGGCCATAAGAACGGCCAGATCCAGCCGGGTGCGCACTGCGTCGTACTGCTTCTTCAGCAAATTCTTCTTCGCACGTTCGAGCACGGCGAGATGCCAGGTTAAACGCTTAACGCTCATAAATTTTCGTACTTCTCCATAAAAGGGATGTCGTAAGCGCAATGATTTCTAAATTCAGGAATTTGCATCATAGTTTTATGCAAACTCTGCGCATCGACTTTGTCCCTAATAACTGCGTGATGAAAAGCAACCATCCAGAAAAGACCTACACCCATTGCTTGCATTTTTCTTGGGTCGCTTGGCCACACCATTGCAAAACCATGTTTTTTTTCAAATGCGCTTAACAATCCATCGCCTTGTTCAAACAGGCACGAATGCTTTGTGCCGTAAGCATAGGCCAAAGACACGCTCACCACTGCCCTATTCCCCACCGCATGCGATTGGCGCGGGCGATGATCACTTGTTCTGCGTACTGCTCCAGCGTGTAAGTGCCAATGACGCGGGCGGAGAACATAGTAAGAAGATCGGCTAGGTTCACAGCACCGCCTTCGGCAGCGGCCCCGCCAGTTTGTAGTGGTACTTGCTGGCGTCGTATTCCAGCGGATATCCAAAGAAGTCACGCAGCAGATCGATGTCCCGCTGGATGGTCTTGTAGCTACATTCAAGCTTAACGCCCAACCTGGCACAGCTAGGCAGCGTTAGATCCCGGCGCAACATGCCAGCGATCACCCCTAGACGGCGGAAGATCGGCCGTGTATCGCCAAGGCCAGAAGCGCGATTGCGTTTAGATGCAAATGTGGCGGCTCTGGTACTCACTTCATCACCTCCACCATGGCCACTTTCGGCAACCGCATTGCGTTAAACTGCTTTTCACTTGCGGCAAACACGTCGATCACTGGCAACTTTCCACCGCTCGCCTTCTTGCTCTTAACTGCTGTCCCGGTATCCACGGCCACCCACTCCCGCTTGCCACCCATCACGCGGATCTTCGACCACAGCGGAATAATGTCTGGATCGACGGCGCAGTGGCGACCAGCACGCAATCTGGTGCCAGTGCTCGATTGGTAGCGGCTGCTCCACTCGTCCTCACCCGGCCAGTAGCCAGTGATGCGAACTTTGATTTTCTTAACGTCTATCTTTTTGGCGTCCGGCCGCATGTCGATCATCACGTTCGATGCCTGCGTGGCTGGGAAGCCAAAGAACGCCAGAAAGGTCAGCACAACGTTGCAAAGCGCTCTCATAGCCCTGCCCTTATGCGATCAATCAGATCGTTCTCACGGCCTTCCGCAGCCGCCAGCGCAGCCTTGGCCTCGGCCAGCTCACGGGCCAACGAGCGCACGCGGTTCAGCAACTGCTCGTGGGTGGATTGTTCGGGTAGGATCTCAATCACAACGCACCTCCCGTGGGTCGTACTTTTTCAGCCAACGCCACACCTTGCAGATGGACGTGAACGCCTCAAACGCCTGGGCAACTTGCTCGGCGGTGTAGCGGACGTCCTGCAACTGGCCGGTGATTGGATCGATTAGGATATTCCTGCACGCCATTCCTTCGTCCGTGAATGCGTACGCGTATGCACTAAGTTGCAAAAGATCAGTTTCATACCCTGTTGCTTTAGAGACGCCTTTTGCATCCGTCTTAAATTTGCGTGTTTTAAAATCAACCACTTCAATCTTTCCGTGGATGTCGGCGATTAGATCGACTCGGCCTGCATAACCTTCGGCCTCATTCACAAGCACTGACTCACTGGCGTGCACCTTACCGACGCAACACTCACGCCATTCTTTTAACCCTTCATAATGCTCTTCGTATCCTTTAACTAGGTCACCCGGCTCTTGCCGATTGATTATCATTTCAGCCAGTGAGTGAATGTGAGTCCCGCGAAGTGCGGCCGCCTCAACTTCTTTGCGGCTGTCTAGTACCACTCGTTTGGCAAAATCGGCCAACGATTCACCATCATTCCGCGGTAACGAAAGAGCCGCAGCAATCGCCTGTTCTTCCTTCCAATTCATCAGCCCCTGCTTGCTGGGGCCAGCCGCCGCGAGGATGGTGGTGACCGACGGAAACGCCCCTACCTTTCGGGCAGATCGCAGATCACCGTGGCACGACTCGCCGGACGCCAGGTAATAGTGCGACGACTCCGTCTTTGCCGTCGCAATAAGCGCAGCCATTACTGCCAATCCTTAATGAGTCGCATGGCCATAAGGGCCAGCACAACGGCGGTTGTTGGGAACACGATTTGAACTATCAAAGTTAGGATTTCCATATTGGTATTCTTTCTGGCCAAGGCGGGATAGAACCACCTCGGCCAATTTGGTTAGAACGGCACTGGTGTTCCGTCGGCATCTAACTCGACGACGGCTGGTTTCGGTGCGCCCGGACGATTGCATTTCCGAACGAAGTCTTTGTCGACTTTTACCTTGTTTGCACCCGCGGGCAGGACGGCCTGCACATTCGCGTACGTTGATCCATCACGCTCCGCGTGCGTCACGAGGATCTGGCACGGCTTACCGATTAGGGTCTCCAGATCCAAATTCTGCGGTGGCGCCTTTTTGGCGTAGGATTTCAGATCTTTGAACAGAGCTGCCTTTTCATGCAGGCTCAGTCCGTAACGCCGGCCGATAGTGAACGGCCGCCCGTCCTCCATCTTCTCAGCGATCTGCCATACCAGGCGGATCTGATGCTTCTTACCGTACTGCGTTTCAACTACGCCCAAGTCCTCGACGTCGCAGAACACTGCGTCGTGATTCCCTTCGGGTGCGGGGGTGTATGTTCCGCCTCTGCTTGCTACTATTGGCATATTATTACTTTGCTTTCTTGGTTTGGGTTTCTTGGATTTGCGACTACTCGTCGTCGCAAAAATCGTTATTTCTGTGCGGTTGGTTTAAGTCCTGGAACTCGCGGTCGGCCAGATGCCACGCGATCTCATGCTTGCGGGCCAAGTCTTTGGCTTGTGCCAGATCGCCACGATTGACTGCCTTCACAACCCGCTCGGCTGAGTTACGGCAGGCCATTACTTCGATGTTTTCAATTAAGCGAAATTTAGTCAGGTCGGTCATAATTAGCCCCGTCGGTTGTTCCCGTAGTAATCGGCGAAGCGTTGAAAGTCGTAATCCGAGTCACGTTGCTCTCGCTCATAAGCCTCGGTTTCGTAGTCGGGTTTTTCGTTGTTAAATTCGGTTGGCTCTTTTGGTTCGCTCATTTTGTTTTCTCCTTCATCGACAAGCGGAATGACTTGGCAGTCATCGCTACTGCTTCAGCCGTCAGGCACTTGGTTGTGAAACGCCAGATGCGCCAGCCCAGGTCGGCGGCTGCCCGATATTTTTCGCAGTCCTTAACCATTCCCATGCCCCGCCCGTGACGGCCGCCAAACGGTAGGAACGCCCCGCCGTCCAGCTCGATGGCACAGCGGGCGGATTTACAGGCAAAGTCGAAACGCCATTTGCGTGTCGGGTGAAACGTGTGCTCGGCCACTAGCTCCGGGCCGCCAGCCACTTTCCAAAGGACGAGGAACTTGCTGGCCAGTGCGCTCACGATTGCGCCCTCTTGAGCAGGCTTGCGACCACCTCTTGAATGCCGTCTAGGTCATTACGCAACTTGCGGTACTTGGTCTGCAAATCGATTAAAGCAGTTGTCTGCGAGAGCTGTGCCGATCCGTAGGATTGCGAGACGGAGATCGGTAGAATGCCCTCCGCTTCAAGATCGCGAACAGTAGCCGCAGACGAATTGAACGTCTCGGCCACGCCGCCTTGGTTTTCAGGTGCGGGGGCACCGTTGTCCTTGGCGTAAATCATCTGCCCTCCCAAAAAAATCGACGCACTTGATCGACTACCCACCCAAACACGACTACGGCCACGGTTAGCCCAGCGATTCCAGAGCCTACAAACAGCGCCCAGCCAGTAATCAGCATAGATACCTGGGCCAGATCGCGCATCACTTCCCACGAGATCATTTGCTGGCCTCGTGTTGGGCGTGCCACATACGGCACACGGCGGGGTTAGGGTGATAAACAAACGCTTCGGGGGTCAAATCGTACCCGCCGTGCGAATTTAAATTAAGTTGCTGGTAGTGAGCCTTTTTAGGCTCAGTTATTACCGCCGTGTTACTCTTTCGGCGTAAGTCGTTGTAACGATAAGCATCGGACGGGGTGGGATTTGAACCCACGGTTCTATCTCCTTCTTTGTTTTGATTGATTATGCTTTGCATGTTTGCTGTGTTTTGTTGCGTTAAACTGAGTAAATGTTACCGTTATCACCATGGCCTATTCTTACATTAAGAAAGGATCCCCATGGTTCTTTATTCGCTTTAAAGATCCGTCCGGCAAGTGGCGTACCAAAAGCACCCGCTACCGAATCGACAACACCCTTCACCGCGCAAAGGCAACGGCCGAGGCCGCCAGAATTGGAGTGAATGAAAAGCGAGCGGATAGTGGCCACGATTGGGTTGATGATTTGATCGAGAATCATCCCGTTTCCCCTCTCACAAAAGTGTATTACAGGAATTGCTGGCGTCATCTTGTGCGATTTATTATCGAAAAAAAAATAACCCTGCAAGCGTTTTCTCCATCCGATTGTGAAATTTATTTGCGATGGCGCCAGAGCCTTCCCCGCACGTCCGGCGGTAAGGCTGGACGCAACCAAGCGTGCCAAGACCTCAAGATTCTTAAATGGATTCATCGCCAAGGCCGACTGCTGGGCAAGATGGATTCTGTTGCCCTTCTGGATTACAGAATTAAGAGGGGCCCGATCTCCCGCGTTAAACCCGTCTTTTCGGACAATGAGATTAAAATTACCCGGAAAGCCTTGGCCGTCGAAGGTGTGCCCGAATGGATGCGAATCAGCTTTGAGATCGCCCTGGCTACGGGCTGTCGCCTGCGTGAGACACAGATACCGCTTGATTGCGTGGATTTGAAAAACCGTGTCCTGACTTTCCCCTGCCCCAAGGGGGGCACTGGCAAATCTTTCAGTATTCCGATTCCGGCCGCTATCGAGCCGATGCTGGCTAAGATGAAGGCGGAGGGGCGAGAGGTCACTTGCATTGTGCCCAGCACGCGAGCCTCGCTTTGCTGGCGCAGGCTGCTGGATATATGCGGCCTCAAACGTCACTGTTTTCATTCCCTTCGCGTGACTCGTGTGACTCGATTGCGGCTCTCAGGTTGCAGCCAATCTGTCGCCATGAGGTTGGTAAACCATTCTTCGACTCTAGTGCATGAACTTTACCAACGGCATTGTGTAGACGACTTGCGCGATGCAGTGAACCTAGGCCAGTCGTCTGCATCAGCCGCCACTGATCAAAATCACTCGGAATTACCTTACCCGCGATCTGTGGGAATCCAGGCAGCGCCTGCATTTGCTTAATCCGCACGTAGCCCAGCCCGTAAGCGGCGCCTAGTTGGCGAAGGGAAAGAGCTTGGTTCTGCTGGCGCAGTTTCATGGCAATATCGTGGAGGCGCCCCAAGCTCATAAAGATACTATTGCTTGTCCTTTTCTTCGAGCTGCGCCTCGATGAGTTGCGTGACTAACTGCGAAAAGGAAAGACGACGATCGTCGGCAAGTTTAAATCCGGCTTTTTTTACGTCGAGCGGCAGATAGAGATTGGTTTGCTCATTTTCTATCGCTCGTGCCATAGGCGCACAATGTGCGCACAACGTAATGCGTCAATAGATTTCTACTCTTTTTTTCTTTGATCTTGCATTGCGCACAACTAGCGCATATTATGCGCCAATGAATAAGCAGAGAACGAACATTTACCTGCCAGCAGATATTAAGAGAAAGGCTTTCGATTTGGCCAATAAGGGTGGTCTGTCCCTTTCGGGATACATTACTCAGTTAATTCTGCGGGAATGCGCAATCGCGGAAGGTAGGATCAAAGGTAAACTTGCTATATTTACCAAGACCAATAAAAAATAAGTATATGCAAACCACAATAATTGTATGTTTATTGCTTGGACTATGTTCGTTTGCTCACCCGCAAGTAATCAGTGACTCTATGCAAAAGGTCGGTGGTGGGGGATCTTATACTCGAATTGCAACAGATTCCGAAGTGCGCAGGAATAAGGAGCGAAAAGAAACTCCAACTGGGATGACCTCGAAAATGGTATGGGTGACTCCTGGTAAAGTAGAAGCAAGGCATAAGGAGGACGGCAAGATCATCCTAGACATTACTTACGTTAAGAAAACAGATGACGGTGAAGAGGGCACAACCTTGCTAGTAGCTGATCATCCAGATGCCCCTTACCTTGCAGTAGGTGAGTCAGCTAAGTGTATTGTAGTCCCTGGCCCAATTCGGGATGATTTTCAAGGCAGACGTCTTTACTATTTCTTCGACAAAAAAGAGGTCAATAACAGAAATTTGATACAGTTTAAGGCTCGCTACGCCGACGCTGAGTTGGAGTAATAATTTTGTAAAAAGGCGTTAGGCGGGAATAGCTACGACGCGGGCCATACTTGTTTTTATTGGCTGTCTCTACCATGACTGAAAACTTTTTTATCTCGGCTCTGCCATTTTTAGCCATGGCATTAAGCATCTTACTGGCGTGCGACTGAGTGTAGCCCCATATCTTTGCAATCTGAGCGGCACTTTTAAACTCAGGCGGAATGGCTACTGCTTTGCGCTCGACAAACTCCTCAAGCGCAACCGCCCAATCTTTTACAGCGGATACCGCCATACTCCTCCCACGGGCGATAGAACGTTTACCGTGCAACCTTCCCCGCCGTCGACATACTCCCCGTAAGCAATCCCGTGCGCCCAGCGGGTCACAGAGCGATTGCGGCGGGCGTAGTGCATTGATTCGATGTCGGCCAAGCAACCAATCGACCAGCCTATTGGAGCGCCTACACAACGGCCAGCCGCTCGATCGACCCTATGCAAGTGGCCAAACACGACTGGCTTTCGCAGCATCTCAACGTGATCGCGAACGGCTGTCTCGTTAAACATAAACCCGTGGCCGAACATCGTGCCGCCAAAATCTAGCCAACCTTTCTCAATGTCGTACCCAGTCACCTTTGCCCGCATGTCCTTCATCGCGTTCATCAGTTCAGAAATGGCGCTAGTGGCACAGTGGGCAACGATAGCCGACGGGCTGTTTTGCAGTCCGTAAAGCCTGTCCTCGTGATTTCCGATCCAAAAATTCGTCACTTCTAATTCCTTGAGAAAGTTAATTCCTGCATCAAAATCCTCACGAATCGACGCCGATCTGTCCGTAGCGTTTGGATCTCGCATAGCCCCGGATCGCAGAGCGGCAAGATCCACAGCATCGCCCAAGTGCATGACGGTATCCCCTGGGCGAATCCACCTCCGCTTCATTTCTAAGGCGGCACGGCAGGCGGCCGCATTCGCCAGGTGACCGTGACTACAGCTAACGGCCAGCCAGCGTTTCCATTTGCGGATGACTTTCATTTCTTATCAGCGGCCGACGGGAACCCTTCGAGCACGGCTAGGATCTGACGGCAACTTTCCCGCGATTGTGCCGCCACCACGCTCTCGTCGCTTGCGCCTATCAGCGCAATCTCAGCTATGACGGAAAGCTGCATTTTAAGGGTGTGCACGTAGGTGCATAGATCGAGCACTTCCTCCCACGCATCTTTCCACACGGGCCTGCGCCAAAGCGCCCCACCGTGCTCCTCTTGACCTTTGCGGTATTTGGCGTCCAGATCCTTGGTTAAATCGCGCAGGATGCCAGCCAGATGCTTCTCGTGTTCGGGCGTCACCGTGAACTCCACGGCCGGTTACTGACGAGGCTTGTGGCCTTGCTCTTTTTGCGGATGTCCTTGGCCACTACTTGTTCCACAGCGTTGCGTGAGATGTCACGCCAGCTCTTGTATTTAGCTGACTGAAGATGGCCTGTCTCCCAGGAGATAGCGGCTAGCTCAAAGGTTACGCCCACGTGCTCGCCAAGGCGGAAAGCGGTTTCGTTGTCCCAGTCTGCAATCCATAGATCCGCGTTTTTGCCTGACTGCTTTAACGGCACCCAATCGAACGCTAGGCCGTAGTTATGATAACTTTCCCCTGGCTTGGCCTTCGTCACGATCTTACTGCTGCCGTCCGTTCTACCTTTTGCATAGAGCGCGGCCTGCTCCTCCATAGTACGACGGCCGCAGTAGATCAGCGGCTCGATCCGGCTGGTGACCATTTCATTTACCCATCCCCTCACCTGCTTTTGAAAACTGGCGTCTAGGGAATCAATCGCCCGCAAGGTGCGGGAGCTAGCTTCCGCGAGGCTGGTCACTGCCTCGCTCGCTCTCGCGCAGTTTCTGCCAGACTGTCAGATAACGCTTTGAGCGACTTCGCAAACAGATCTCTGTAAGCCTGTGGGCAGGGCTTGTTTGTTCGCTCGGCCCGATCCCATTCGTATATAAAGTAGCTGATCGTGTCCGGGCTAGGCGGCGGGCCGTCCTGCGTTTGCGAGGTTGTCGCACAGGATGCCAGTGCCAGGCTAAGAACTAGAAGGAGGGCGTTTAGTCCACCACGCATCTATATCTCTCAGTCTTTTCCTGCGTTCTAGCTCTATTGATTCAAAGTTACGCTGAAGCGGCGATTTGCGTTTTAAGAACCACAGCACGATCCCGATTATCCCGCCCAGCGCCGTGAGGATGCCGGCGATCATAGTAGTTATTTTTTTGAAAACTTAGAAAGGAAATCGACGATCTTTTGGAGCGTGCGCTCTGGCTCATCGCCAGGGATAAACGTGGCCACAGCAGCAACGGCGGCCAATAGTGCGGTTACCGCGCCAAGAGCGCCAAGCCAATCGATCTTCAATAGTGCGGGGATGATTGTTTCCATGCCCCTAGCTGGGTGTCAAAGGCTGAACCGACGCTTGATCAACTCCCAGGCCGTGCTTACTACTGCCCCGGATACCAGTGCCAGTAGCCACAGCTTTGTTTTAATCGTGTGGGCGTCGCGTTCCATGTTAGTTAGACGACCGTGATACTCGCCCAGGCTGGCTTGGGAGCGTTCTAGCATATCCATAATAACGCCTTGGCGGGTTTCTATTCTTGCGATGCTTTCACGGACTAAGCTTAACCTCTCTGAAAGTTCAGCGACTTGGTCGGTGCTCATAGGGTGGCCGTTTCCGCGCCTTCCGCGATCCGAACCATCTCCTCGCCCTTTTCGTTGTAGAACATTTCGATGTAGCCTTCCGCCTCTAGCCAGCGGAGGCTGGCAGTAAATTCACGCCAGCCGGGCGTGTTGCGATCGTCGGGCGCAGTCATTCATTTTACTCGGCCCGCATCGGTAGCAGCGCCCATGTCGGAATAGCGCGGAAGCTGTGTGTCAGTATCCGCTGGCTTAGGCGAGCAAGAGCAGAGCAAAAGGGCGAGGAGGAGGAGGGGCATTATAATTAAAAGATCTCGTATTTTTGCTTAAAATAGTTTTCTATTAGTAATAGATTTTCGTCAGATAGTCCTGAGTTATATACAACAACCTCAAAGATTAAGCATTTTAAAAGCTCCGTTCCAAAATTTCCACCAATAGAGTATTGTGTAAATGTTCCGTTAAGCGTATGGCTGTACGCATTTGAGTTAATTCCGTTTAATCTTGTGTATAAAGAAGACCCCGTATGGATAGCGCAAATTGTTAGTGGGGTTTCTGAATTGGTTGCTGTTGCAGACCGAAAAGATCCGTTAGCAAACGAATCAAATTTGTTGTCGTTAGATGATTGAATTATTGGTATATAGTTTCCTGTCTGATTAAAATCTTGCAAGCCTGAATTTCCGTCACGCTGTGTGAAAACTCTGCAATTTGAACTTACAAAGCTAAAGATTCCTGCAATACAAGTTGTTTGCCCGCTAAGTGTTGGGAATGATCCAGTGAAACTAGAACTTCCATCAAAAAACAAACCATTCATATCTCCAATTTTTAATAACTGTGGTCTAGAACTAGAAGTGCTTTGCGTTGCATTCCTTGAATTTCCGCTTTGATCTTCCCATCTTGCAACCCTATTGCATAGTTTTACTTGGCTTCCTCCAGTTGTCGCATCAAAGCACGAAGAAGATATGGTAGCGTCAAGGTGCAAAACTCTTCCGCTTGTTATTGGTATTTCAGAAAATACCCTTGGTTTAACTACTCGCCTACGATAAAGAGGCATCGCCTACTCCTAGCTAACTTGACTTACTCTAGCCGTTCCAGCCGTGGCAAACACAGCTGTATGGGCAAGGGTAAGCTGACCTGCTGGGCATTCCCAATAATCGCCAGCCGATAGGCGAACTTGGTAGGCCACGGTTGTGCAGGTAGCACCTGGGGAAATGTGAAGATTGCCAGCTCCTTCATTAAAAACTGTTAGGACTTCTCTGCCAGAATCTGCGGAGACGAGAGAAGTAGATGCGGTTATGCTTGTAAAATTACTGTTAGCTACAGTTGTGCCTTGAGCTGGAAAGAATGTGACTACGGTATTGGTAATCGTAACGCCATGAGTTACGCAAGAGCCGATGGTAACTGAGTTTCCAACCGTTACTGAGGATATGCTGATTGGAACAGTCCCGCTGATAGATGCGGTGACTGAGCCGATCTGTGCCGTGCTTGCTGCCAAAGCCGGAAGCGATCCGATGGTTACTGAGTTTCCGACCGTGACGGAGGAGATGCTGATGGGAACAGTCCCGCTGATGGATGCAGTAACACTTCCGATTTGTGCCGTCCCTGCCCCGATCGTCACCGTTCCCCCGCCAATCGTCACAACGCCGATGCGGTTTGTGGATGTGACGCAAGTGGCGGTAACGAGTAAACTGCCTATTCCCTGATTCGCATCCTGCCAATTTACGGCTACCGGGATAGTTGCGTAATTATTTATGCCTTCGGCTATTTGTTCCCCGACGCTTACAAAATCAGTACTACTTTGTAGCGATGGAAGTACCCCAACCGTCACCGTGCCTGAGATGGCGGGGAGAGAGCTAACGGTGACTGTAGTGCTGGCGAGCGTTACACCGTGAGTTGGAACGGATGCTAGTGAAACGGCCTGCGATGATGGAAAATTGCTAATTGTAACTGCCGCACCCACGGTCACTGTCACGTTTTCTAACGCACTTAGGCTGTTAGCGTCCAGCGCCACGGTGACCGTGTTGGCGACGGTAACGGTGGATGAAAGCGCCCCAGAGATAACGGGTGCGGATAGTGTAACAACGGTGGGCGTTTCGGTAATCTGTAGGTAAATGTCGCTCATAAAGAAAGGGATTAAGGGGTTAAGAGTTTTTTAGGGTACGGTTATTCTAGGAGATAGTGTCACCACGCCTTCGAGCAAGCGGGTGGCGATCCCGGCGCTAGTGACTTGGATTAGGTCGTACTTAGCCCCACTGGTAGGCACAAGTAGGCTCGCGGAGCTGGTAACGGTAAGGCGGAGTTGCCCTCCGGCCGCCGACACAACGCTAGTCGCAATCTGCGTTACCACCGTGCCCCCTGGCATCTGGCGGATCTGAGCGGTGAACGTACGATCAGTAAGGTTTATGTAGCCTTGAGTAGCGGTGGTGAGGAACAGGTCACGAGTCCAATCTGTTCCCTGCTCGATGGTGATGTTGTATAAGGCGGACATGTAATCTTACTTAATTTCTTGTCAAAGTTTGCCCCACAAGCCGATCGGGCATTCCATGCCCTTGATCCGTGCTTTGATAAACATAAAGCATCCGCACTTTTGGCATTGGTTCCCATTGTAATGTGGGCATTTACTACAGATTTTTAACCTATCTTGAGCAAGGCTTTGATCCGCAATCCCAAGGCTTTCGCATACAGACTTAATATCAAATGAATTGATCATGAAAAAACAACGGTAAAACCAGAGAAAGTTTCATTCACAATCCCAGCAGAACATGTGTCAGGAAAGCCGTTGCTATATTGGCTTGTGCCAAAAGCATATTCGCATTGATAACTAAACGTACCTATTTGAAACGCCACCTGTGCTCCAGTCCCCTTTGACCTATCAATGCCTATAAAATAATCATGGTAAAAAGGTTTTGATGCGTATCCTGTTTGAATCATTCGGAACGACAAATTAAAAAATGATTTACCTGCTGGCCTTAGCTGGCCGATTAGGCTTTCCAAAGAAAAGTTTTCGCCGGGACATTGTATGGGATCATCATTATTAAAATCGTTTAGCTCGCTCTCGTACTTAAACTGACCCGATATTTCCCTGCCTTCATCTGGGCTATAAAAACCATTTTTCCGACAACCTTCATGCTTGAGCTGAACCGTGCTTTTGCGAGCACTGATTTTTATCCTTGTTATTGAGCCAAAGCAGTCGTCGCACCCAAGCCCTTCACCTAGGCTTCTTCCCTGTACGCCAGCACGGACATAATTGTATGTCGTTGTTCCGGCTACTTCTTTATATTTACCAGAAAGCAAAGAGATGGACGTGTCGATCGGAACTTCGGCCAAGTAAAGGTTTGGTGGAGTTGATTGCTTATAGGCAGACTCTCCGCCGGGATATTCTCTGCGATGTTTGACCGCAGGAACAGGGGTTTGAAGGTGCTTCACAATGGTACGATCAGCAAATAAGCAAACCCATTTAAGCAGCTTAGATTTGTGCGAACATTTGTCCGCACGTTTTGCACAATCGTCCCATCCTTAGAAACCGTGCCAAGCGGGATTCTGGTTGCGGTTTGTTCGGCCGCGCCATCCGCCGGATCAATGAGTGAAGTGCTTTCACCCGTAAAGTTGATTTTTGCCGATTGTATTTCGTGGCTAGATATTTTTGCCTCTAGGTATATTTGGCACAGATCCTTGACTCCTATTTCACTCCATTCATCCAATCCAGTTATTTCAGTTTCTGATGGCGAGTAAAATGCGGATTCTTTCTGTATCTTAGCTTCCCATTTCTTGTCTTTTTTACGCACGTATATTTTAAAGGGGTGCATTTCTTCAGCCTGATTGCCGCCTTGTCCCTTTTTAATACTTAATGTTGTGCCTCCAGAACTACGATTTACGTCATATCCCACGCCAGGCTGAATGCGGCAGGCGTCCAGCGCTTCTCGCAAGCGATTCAGTTTTTCTACAAACTGCGAAACATTCGGATTGCGAGCTACTTCAAACGGCCCGCACTGAAAGCTATCTGGTTTTTCGCTGGCCATAACGGCCTAGCTGATCCGCGCTTGGATAGTAACCGGAATCTGCGCCAGCACGGTTGTATCAGATCCGCTCTTTTCCTCGATTTGAAGATAGGCAGAGGCTGAAGTGTTGCCGTTGAGAATCGATGTGACTGATGCCGAGGATAGATCAATCTGCTTTTTGTAGTAAACTGACGATGGCGGAGTATCAATCGAGACTGCTGGGGCGGATGTATAGCCAGTGCCGCCGGTGGTAATAGAAATTGTGGTGATAGCCCCATTCTCAATCGTTGCTTCCGCTACTGCGCCAAATCCGCCTCCGCCTGTAAGCGTGACAGTGGGGGCAACCGTATATCCGGCTCCCTTGCAGGTGACGGTAAATCCAGAAACTTGCCCGCCGAGATCTGGCTTAGTAACGACAACGCCAGGGACGCTGGTATAGCCGCGGCCAGGATTCACGACATTGAAGGTTTGGCTAGTGGCAGACTTAACAAAATTAACAACGGCCGTTGTTCCGCCTGTAGGAGCTGCGGATACGGTACAAGCAAACGTACCGTTAGAATAACCCACACCAGAAGTCACAACGGACACGGTTCTGATCCCGTTTCCGCTATTTGGCTGGCTAATGCTAATCGCAGGCGTGTCGGTGTAGCCGTATCCAGCAGTAGCTAAAGAAAGAGATATGGTTCCGTCCCCATTTAACCCAGCGGTGATCACGGCAGGTCTTGCGCCAGGAGCCGTAGCAACGAAATAAATAGAATCAACCGTGACGGATGGCACAGTTGTCCAATATCCAGAGCCAGCACATGTGACGGTCAGCCCAGAAATTGCACGATAAGGCGTGAGGCTAACGACTGTCGATGTGCTGGTAAATCCGCTTCCTGAAGAGGTTATTGTAATGCCAGCAAGTTGCCCAGCGTTAGAGACAGACACAACGCCAGATGCAGCATTTCCACCGCAAGAGTCTGAATCAATGGCAAAAGGAATGGCGCTTCCGACAGCGTAGCCAGAACCAGCGCAAGCGACAGAGGCGGATGAGATTATTCTGGTAAAGTTTACGGGATAGATTTTGGCGCCAGTGGTAACAAGGGAAACCGATGCGGCTGAGTGGCAGGCAAATTTATCAATCCTGAAAGAAAATGAATTGCTCGAGGCTGAAACAACTGGCCAGACTCCTTTTACGCCAAAATACTTAAAGCCGTTGGGAGCTAGGCAATCCAGTGACTCTACCATAACCAAGGATCCAGTGGTGACGCCGTGAGCTGTAGACGTGACCACAGTAGTGCGACCAGAGATATAGGCGGAGGTAAGCGTGACCGCCGTGCCCAGAGTGTAATCCTGCGGCTGTGGAATTACAAAAATATCTGGAGGATTGCTGTATCCGTTGCCAACGTTAGATACAGATAAAACTGGCTTATTTCCAGAAAGAGAAGCGGAAAGCTGTGCCGTGTTTTCAGGAGAGCGGTAGTCGTAGGCAATAGTTCCAGTTAATGTAGCGTTACCACCTTGGCCCAAGGCATAAGATTTTGCCTGCAAATTCCCAAAAAGGTTAAACCCCGTTGAAACAGACAGCCCTGTGATTGCGCCTGCAGTTGCAACGGCGGCGGTGTAACTTGTGCTTGCAACTGTTCCAGCGTCTGAAACTATTTTAAGTGAAAAATCTGCACTTGCACCCAAATTCTCTGCTAATAAAGAAGCGGAAAGGCTAATAATAGATGGCCAAGTGTAGGTATCGCCGGAGTTTGTTATTGTTGTATAAATTTCGGTTTGAGAAGTGTATGAAATTGGTAGGCTTGCCCGTTTAAAAATATCAGGCTCGGAAACAAACACGCTGGGCACTGCTGTAAAATAATTTCCGCATGTAGGGACTTCTAGCGCCACCAGTTGATTGCTTTTAAGTACAGGCACAACCGATGGCAACTGAACCTGGCTAAAGTTTGCCGTTATAGATCCAGTAGTAGGGCTATTCAGTCCAGCCGTCGCTGTTGCCGTTATAGATCCAAGCATAGACGCAAGGCCGGTGGCGGTGACTGGACTTGTAATCCCAGCGGTGGCTGTTGCAGTGGCCGAAAGTGTAACCACAGAAAGGGTCAGCGCAGAAGCAACGCTGGACGATCCGAGCGCTCCGATCCGCACGTTTACCGCGCTGGCTGCCGATGTATATTGAGCCATCACGCCCGTAGTCCTTGTGATTAGTTCCAGCTCTAGCGTTGGCTTGTCGCCCTGATAAAGACTAGGTGTAGGCGCAATCTGTGTGCTGGATGATCCCGTGATCAGCTTATTGTTGTCTAAGTCTACGTAAAAGTGAGGCATAGGGATTTAGCTTATTGAGGTGTCAAAAGATTAAGATCCGTAGAGAAAGGTGTCCCAACCACCTGCTCCGCTCATCTCGTATTCTTCCGTTACGGTATAGGATCCTGACTGACCGCGTGAGCTGATGTTAATCAAAAGAAAGTTAGCCCCCTTAGGCACGCCAGGAACGGAAACACCTGGGCTAGTGATTTTGCCTACTTGTTTAGCAGATGGCGGGCTGCTGGCTTGATAGGTTTTGCGCACTACTAAAGACGGCACGTAGTACGACTCTACCCCGTCTATTAAATAACCATAGAGGCTGATGGCTCGCGCTTGAT